ATCCTTTTTTGGGATAAATCTCAACCCGATGGGGCGCTATATCGACGAGATGCGCAACATTTTCCCCTTTACAAAGTCCCAAATTTGGGGCAAAAAAGAGGCTGTGTGGGTCGATGTAAACGACGCGTGGAAACTCTACATTGAGATTCCTGAACTTAGGGCCGTCATCGATAAGCGGGCCCAAATGATGGCGTCCAATAGGCCATGCCTTTACGATGCCTCAGGCAACAAAGTAGAGAATCATTGGTTGCTCAATCTTATCGATAAGCCTAACGCCGTTCAATCATGGCAGGATGTTGTCTACTCCCTGAGCGTTCAGGATGGCCTATACAACAACGCCTTTGCTTACTCTCCTGCAAGGATGGCAGGCATTCGGAACCTCATCGTTCCATTGCCAGCGGATAAAGTAAAGATGCACCTAAGCGGTAAGAAACTTAAACAAATGGATGCCGAGGACCTTGTAGATAAATTCACTTTTATCTACGATACGGGCGATTCGGAGGACATCCTTTGGGAGGATATGCTCTACTTTACTACGGATGATGGTATGAATATCATTAAGCCTGTGAGCCGCATCGAGACCCTGCGCTATCCTTTGAGCAACATTAAGGCTCAATATAACAAGCGCAACGTCTTACTTGAAAACATCGGAGCCATTGGTATCCTAAGCGCTGAAAACTCGGACATGGCGGGGGCCATTCCAATGAGCCCTGAGGAAAAGCAAAAGATTCGCAACGATTGGTTCAGGCGCTCCAAAGATGAGTTGATTATCACCGAGGCCAAAGTTGATTGGACGCCTATGTCCTACCCGACCAAGGACCTAATGCTTTTCGAGGAACTTACGGCCGATAAGATTGCGCTCTTTGATGCGTTCGGGCTAAACGCCAACATTTTTTCAAGCGATAAAGGGGCAACTTTTACCAACGTGCGGGATTCCATCCGCATGATTTACACCGACACAATCATCCCTGAAACGCAAAGCCTTTACGATTCGATGATGAGACAGTGGGGCTTGCATGAACAAGGCTACTATTTGGAGGCCGAGTTTAACCATTTGCCAATAATGCAAGACGATGAGGTGCAGGCTCAGCAAGTAACTAAAACCAAGGTTGAGGCTTACAGCATCATGCTCCGAGATGGCGTCATTTCTAAACAGCAGTATGCGGATGAGTTCGGGATTGAATTGGAGGCCGTAGATAAGGCTCAGGCGCAACAGGAGGGGCTCCTAAACGCACAAACTCAACTCCGAGGAACCATTGGTGGCCTCGATGGAATCATTGCCTTAAACAACGCCGTTGGGATGGGCCAAATATCGCGTGAGGTGGCCATCGCTACCCTCGTAAACTACTATGGATACGATTCAGGGATTGCGCAACAAATGGTTACGCAACCAGCGCAGCGTTCCGATACAAATGTTTAACTTTACATCATGAAAGGAAATTTATACAACACAAAAACCTTGGATGGAATCAAAGACATGGACAGCGAAAAGCGCCAAGTCGCTGTATATCTCTCCAAGTTTGACAGCATGGACTCCGATGGGGATATTATCCGCAGGGGTGCATTCAGTAAAAGCCTGCAAGAGCGTGGAGCATTTAGTCCGAGCAATCGTAAAATCGCGTTCCTGCGCCACCATGATTGGCAGCAACCCATTGGTAAGTGGCTCAGCCTGCAAGAGGATGAGTACGGGCTCTTTGGAGTGGCCCAAATGGGCAACTCAACCATCGCAAACGATGCGTGGGAGGACTACAAGATGGAAATCATACGCGAGCATTCGATTGGTTTCCAATACATAGCGGATAAAATCAAGTATATCGAGGACGCAACCATTCAGGGAGGCGGATACTTTGAAGTTCGTGAGGTAAATCTCTTTGAGGGCAGTGCCGTTACGTTTGGAGCCAACGAATTTACGCAAGTCGTGGAGATAAAGAGCGCCGAGGATAAGGTAAAGAGAATGCTTGACATCGCAAATAACATCGAGAGGTGCGTTAAATCTCTTACGACAGGGGAATACTCCGACGAAAGGGGGTACGCCTTGGAGATGCGTCTAAAATGGCTTAATAATGAACTTTTGTTACTCTCCGCATCGGAGCCGTTCGATAAAGACGAACACTCAAAGAGCGCAGGAGAGCCAACAGCGCCATCTTTTGATTGGCAAAAAGTGGTAAATCAGTTGGCCCAATAAACAACTGAGCAATTTATGTCTAACTTAAAACAGGAAAAAGTGGAAAATTTAACACCTGAGCAAGTGGTTGAAAAATTGAACAACCTATTTGCAGAAAAAACAAAAGGGATGGCCTCAGCGGAGGACCTTACCGCAATCAAAACCGAGTTAAGTAAATTAACTTCACTCGAAGAAAAAAGCGCCAACATTGAGAGCGCAATCGCTAAGTTTGAAGCGAGCATTGAGGCCATGAAAGAGAGCGCTAAAAAGAGCGCAAAGCCAGCGCCTGCAAATCTACGTCAGGCCATCGGCCAAGCCGTAGCAGAAAAGCACGCGGATATCATGAGCCAAGTTTACGAAAAGGGACAAACCCTTAACCTCGATGTTAAAACCGATACAACCATCACAGGGGACTATACAGGAAACATCGCGTTAAGCGTTTTGGAGCAGGGAGTAAACCGCATCGCTCGTCCTATCCGACGAATCATGGAGATATCAAACGTGGGGACTACAACCTCTAAGTTTGTTACTTACATCGCTCAGGATACATTGTCAACAACAGGATTCGTAGCGGAGGCAGTAGCCAAAGCAAACGGTCAGGTTCAGTACACCGAGGTATCCGTAGCCGTTAAAAAGGTAGCGGGATTCATCAAAGTATCCAAGGAAATGTTGGCAGACTTGTCCTTTGTACAGGCTGAAATCAACAACGATTTGATTGAGAGCGTATTGCAAAACATCGACAACGGACTCCTTAATGGAAACGGCGCAGGCGCAAACTTGGACGGCGTTCTTAACCAAGCAACTCCATGGGCGGCGGGTATCTTTGCAGGAGCCATTCAAAACCCGTCAGTTATCGACGTACTTCGAGTTGCTAAGGCTCAGGTAGAGGGCGGCGACTTTTACCCTACTCACATCGTTTTACATCCCGATGATGTAGCGCGTATCGAGATGACCAAAACAACTCAGGGAGAGTACACATACCCTAACTTTGCGGTAGGTGCTGCACCAAACATGCAGTTGAGCGGACTAATCATCGTGCCATCTACTAACATGACAGCGGATAATTTCCTTGTAGGAGATTTTTCTAAGTTCAATGTTCGTATGAGAGAGGGCGTTAACATCCAAGTAGGATACGAGGGTGATGACTTTGCTCGTAACATGGTATCAATCTTAGCGGAGGCACGCCTTTGTTCTTTTGTTAAGCAAAACGACACAGCGGCATTCGTAACAGGAGATTTCACTACCGCTATCGCGGCACTATAATCTAAAAAAGCAACTTAAACCCTGAGACATGGCAGAGCAAAGAAAAAGAGGCCGAAAGCCTAAAAGCGAAAAAGAGGTAAAGATTAGCATCGATACCCCAAACGTTGATGTAGAAATCAATAAAACCCCTGAGGGCTTTACAGCCGATTTGGATACTCCGCGTGTGGATATCCATGTAGAAAAAAGCGAGGGTAAGGTTTCCATCGACGTGGACATCGATGATAAGCGAGAGTATGAGGCTATTGCTACGGGCGTAAACCCATCCCTCCCAAAAGGAACGGTATGGAAAGTTACGGGCGAAATCCTTAAAATCTTTATTCGCAAAGGAATTGCTAACCTGAAAAAAAAGTAAAAGAAAATGATTGTATCGATAGGCGATTTTACAGGCAAGTACGAGTTGCACACAGGCATCTACGACCAAGCAAAGATTACGGACTATATCGCAAAGTATGAGCCACGCTACATGCGTGAACTCTTAGGAGCGCAGATGTATGCGGACTTTGTATCGGACTTGGACCAGCAAACGAACGAGCCAAAGTCGCCTAACTTTCAAACCCTTTACAATCCGTTTGCGGTGGATGTAACTCTCTACCGCATTTTGGAAAGCGAGGGTATTAAAACGATGCTAATCGGATTTATTTACTTTGAATACATAAAGGATACAAGCAACACCATCACGCCATTCGGCAACACAGTGAGCAGGAGCGAATTAAGCAAGTTAGCGACTTCGCTCCAATCGCTCATGTATAACCGATACAACGAGAGCGTTCGGACTTTTATGGCCATCAGGGAGTACATAGTTTTGAATTGGAACGATTTCCCATTAGGGCAGGCTGTGGATGTTCAAATTACTACCCAAGGCTTTGGCTATGTATCAGCGCTTAACGAAACCCCTGTGCCTTTATCAGGGATTGTAACCGCGCTCAGCATTACCACAGCGGGTACGGGATATGCAACAAACACAGGAGTGGCAACATCAGGCGGGAGTGGCACAGGCCTAACTATCGACTATACGGACGATGGCTCAGGCGGAGTGCTATCCGTTACGATTGATAACTACGGCTCAGGATACAAAGCGGGGGATGTCGTAACTATCTTAGACGGCAACGATGATGCTACGCTTACCATCACCAGCGCATCGCAGATTATAACGGGAACGGGTATAGAAATAAACTTTACGGCTTTGCCTATCGGGGAGATTCTTATCACAACTCTTTTAACTGCGGGAACGGGATACACAACGGCCACAGCGGTACCAACTACGGGCG